AATTCCAATAATACCAGCACCTGGTACTGTTTCAAATATATCAGTTTATTATAATATGGCAATGACGCCTGGTTTATGGAAACCGGCATTTCTAATTCCACCAACAACTATACCACAAACATTGGTTGATATTTTTATATTTTACGCACAATCACATTTAGCAACAATAACTGGATTCATTATTACCAATTCGTTATATCCTCCATTTGCCACACCTGGCCCTGCTATAATAAATTGGACGGGATATTTCATAGACCCAGCCCCAGTATCAGTAAAAGTATCATTGGATATTCCTGCAGGCGAACTTTACCAAAAACCTGAACAAGAACCAGAAAATGAAATATCAAATGAAATATTAAGTATCAATGATTTGCCTGCAGATGCAACTACATTTGAAAGTGCTGAACAAGAAGATGTTATTGTATTTCTACCACCTGCACCAAAGGGTGGTGGGTTTAGTTCTGGTAGGACTGATGTTACAATTGTAAATTTAGGTGCTTTGGATTTAAGCGCTGATTGGATAACACTATCTTCAAAATTCATTGGTAGACATGAAGGATTTTCACCTAAAGCTTTAAACGACGAGGGAACTCCTAGATTGGGATTTGGTTCTGATAAGATACTTGATGGTGGCAAAATTAGAAATGTTAAGTATGGAGATACCACCACCACCGCAGATGCTTTAAAAGTACTACAATATGAGGTTTCTGTATCATATAAAGGTAGATTGGTAGGTACTGGAGCAACAAAAATATCAGAAGCAGATTTTAATAATTTAAATAACAAACAAAAAGCTGCATGTTTGAGTTTTGTATATAATTGTGGTAGTTTACGAAAGGGAATAGCACAAGCAATAAGAAATAGAAACTATGCAGAAGCCGCAGCTGGATTATTAAATGGGCCGGTTAAGGGGTCTCAAAGTGGTAAAATATATCCAGGGTTAGTTAAGAGAAGAAAGGAAGAGTCCACATTGTTTCTATCATAATCTCAAAAATACTTAATTTAAATATTTATAAACATAACAAACAAAGAATAGAATATTATGGACATGGATAAACTATTAGAAGCCATTCAAATTCTTATTAAAGAGGAGCTTAAAGAGCAATTACCTGCTTTAATTAAGGAAGGTGTGAAGGCTGAAATGAAAAAGATGCTATCCGAAGGTAGAATAGCACCAAAACCACAATCAAATGGAATTTCAATGGCTAAGGCTATATTGGGTGATGAGACTATTACCGAATCAGTAGCACCAAAAGTAGTGCCTCAAAAGCAATTTAGCAAAAACCCAATGATTAACCAAATACTAAACGAAACTAGAGGTGGAATACCACAAGGTGATGGTGGATTTAGAACAATGAATTTTGGACAAGGTGATATGGGTTCAATTGTAGGTAGAACTGCAATTGCAGATAAAATGGGTTATGGTGATTTAGCCAAAGGACCTCAACCAACTGGATTGGGTGTAAACACTGGAGTAGCTGAAATAGATAAAGCTCTGAATAGAGATTATTCGGAATTGGTAAAAAGATTTAAAAAGAAATAATGGCAATTGTATTAGGGCAGAAATTAGTAAAAGATACCAAACAGTATAATGATTATGCTATCGGTATAACACTGCCTATACAAATTGGTAATACTGCTTTTAATCAATCATTTACAACAATTGAGCAAACAAAATCAAATATAAAAAATTTACTACTTACAAAAAAGTATGAAAGGATAATGCAACCAAATTTAGGTAGTGGATTGCAAGAATTATTATTTGAACCTAATGATGATGACTTAGCAGAAAAAATAGAAAATACAATAAATAGTTCTATGGAAACTTGGTTACCATTTGTAACAATTGAAGATATATCAATAGAGCAATCCAATGAATTAAGAGATACTAATCAAGTAAATGTTTCTTTGAGATTTAGAATAGAAAATAATGTTAATTTAGAAACTCTATCATTTAACGTTCAAGCATAATTAAAATGGCAATAAACACAATAAATAAAAATTTTAAAAATAAAGGTAAAGATATAAAATATCTTAATAAAGATTTTTCAAGCTTTAGAGCTAACTTAATTGAGTTTGCTAAAACATATTTTCCAAAAACATATTCTGATTTTAATGAAACTTCACCTGGTATGATGTTTATTGAAATGGCATCCTATGTTGGTGATGTGTTGGGATATTATATTGATGATACTTTAAAAGAATCATTAATGCCATTTGCAGAGGATGAACAAAGTATGTTGGCATTGGCACAATTTTTAGGATACAAACCAAAAGTAACATCGCCAGCAATATCTACATTATCTGTATATCAATTAGTACCATCAATAGGAAGTGGAGCTAATAATAGACCCGATTCAAAATTTTATTTAAGAATAAAAGAGGGAATGGCGGTACAATCGCCTAATAACATAGAATTCAGAACAACAAATATTGTTGATTTTGAAGATTCGGTTGATAGAGAAATAACTGTATATGAAAGAGATGCAAATACCGGAGAGCCTGTATTTTATTTAGTTAAAAAATATGTACAAGTAATTTCGGCAGTTGTAAAAGAAAAACAAGAATTATTTGGTGATTATGAATCTTTTCAAAAAATTGATTTAGAAGATACTAATATAATTTCTATATATGATGTTAGGGATTCAAATGGAAACAAATATTATGAAGTACCTTATTTAGCACAAGAAATGGTATTTGTCGATTACCCAAATACAGAAGCAAATGACCAAGAATTATATCAATTCAAATCAACTGTACCATATATTTTAAAAACAATTAAAACTGCAAAAAGGTTTACTACAAAAATAAATCAAGATAGTACAACAACTATTCAGTTTGGTGCAGGTGACCCAACTGCTAGTGATGAGCAATTGATTCCCAATCTTAAAAATGTTGGTTTAGGGTTACCTAACTCAATTAGCAGATTAGGAGAATCATTCGACCCAACAAACTTCTTAAAAACAAAAACATATGGCACATCGCCATCAAATACAACAATAACTGTAAAGTATTACGTTGGTGGAGGTGTTGTATCGAATGTATCACAAGGACAATTAACAAAAATATCTGGAATTGAATTTGATGATGATACATCCGCATTTAATAACGCAGATAGAATAACATATAATACTATAAAAAACTCTGTAGCTGTTGATAATGAAATTCCAGCTACTGGTGGTAGAGATGGTGAAACATTAGAAGAAATTAGACAAAATGCATTAGCAAACTTTGGTTCACAAAATAGAGCAGTAACTGCAAAAGATTACCAAATTAGAGTATTATCATTACCTTCAAAATATGGTGGAATAGCAAAAGCATATGCTGTGGCTGACGGTACATTAGATAATAACTCACCAGCATCCATATTAGCATCTCCAAATCATTTGCAAGAGTTTACTGATTTGGTTATGAGTTTTGTTAATAAACCAGATTCGCAAGAACCAACAGAAGGAAGTATAAAACAAGATATTACTAGATTTTTAATTGGTAAAACTGCAAATGAAAACGAAAAAAATAATCCATTTGCAATTAATTTATATTTGTTAGGATATGATGTTAATGGTAATCTTACTAATCTTAATAGAGCAGTTAAAGAAAATCTTAAAACATATTTAAATGAATATAGATTATTAACCGATGGTATTAATATTAATGATGGATTTGTTATTAATATTGGTGTTGATTTTGAAATAGCTGTTTTTGGAAACTACAATAAGAGTGAAGTATTAACAAACTGTATAGTTCAGTTAAAAGATTATTTTACTATTGATAATTGGTCATTTAATCAAACAATTAATTTAAGTGAAATTGAATTACTAATAGCAAATGTTGAAGGAGTTTCATCAGTTCCTATGGTTAAAATAACAAATAAATGTTCTGGTAAATATTCTTCAAATTCATATAATATAGAAGCGGCAACTAAAGATAAAATTGTATATCCATCTTTAGACCCTTCGGTTTTTGAAATTAAGTTTCCTGATGCAGACATAAAAGGCAGAGTAAAATAATGGCATACTATTTTTTAACAGCATCAAAAGATGCATCGGTGTATTTACAACAACCAAATCAGAATACTGGTTTGGATGAAATATTGGAAATAAGTAAAGTATATTATGGAAACATCAAAGATGTATCGCATGTTCTACTTAAATTTGATTTAGGATATGTATCCGCATCAATTTCTAATAATAGTATTTCAATGAGTTCTGCTGAATTAATACTAAAAGAAACTAAAAGTGAAGAAATTCCATTAGAATACACTATATTTGCAAATCCAATTTCTGGAAGTTGGGAAATGGGTACTGGTACTAGATTTGATAATATATCAACACAGGGTGTGACTTGGAATTATAGAGAAGGAGATTCTTCGTTGGAGTGGTTGCAAAATAATTTCGCACCAAATACAGCAGCAAGTATAAATAATGGAGTTGGTGGAACTTGGTACACAAACTATAATGCATCACAAACATTTAGTTATCAAACAGCTGATATTAATATGAATGTAATATCACTATTAAGAACTTTTGTAAGTGGCTCAATTCCAAACGATGGTATTATTCTAAAATATTCAACAGCAAATGAGACTGATACTGCTGATTATGGTATTTTAAAATTCTTTAGTAAAGAAACACATACTATATATCAACCAAAAATTAGAATAGGTTGGGATGATTCTGTATTTTCTACGGGTACATTAACCCCATTAACTGCAAATGATATTAAAGTTGGTGTAACTAATTTAAAAAAGGAATATAATATAGGTACTATTGCAAAGATACAAGTATTTGGTAGAGAGTTATATCCATTAAAAACATTTTCAGATACATTTCAATACTCAACTTCAAAATATTTACCACAAACTACATATTATCAAATAAGAGATTTTTCATCAAATGATATTATAATCCCATTCAGTGATTATTCTAAAGTTAGTTGTGACTCTAATGGAAATTATATAAAAGTTAATTTTTCAAATTGGGAAGCTAACAGAGTTTATAAAATAGAATTTAAAGTAGATAATAACGGAAGTGTTGAATACTTTGATAATGATACAACTTTTAGTTTAGTAAAAAATTAATATGGCAAAAACTGGATTACAAAATGAGCAATTAATAAGTGAACTTTTAGTTAGTGGTTCGATGGCAATAACAACTAAAAATCCGTTTGGTGTCCATACTTTTGAGCAAACTAATAATGAAGATGGTGTTATTTCTGGAAAATTATTAAAACCAAAATATAATGAAGTAGAATTAATTAAATCTATTGATACTAGAATTTTTGAGTTATTACCACCAGAACCGCCACCATTTGATGATAGAGTACCTAGACCAATATATAATGAAGCAACTCAATCGGTAATTGATTTAACTGCACAAGTCGTTGTTTTAAATAGGACAGTTTTGGATTTAAGAGCAAAAGTGCAAGATGTAGAAATAGTTTCGGAGAGTTTAAAAGTACAACTGGATTTAAAAGATTTAAATTTAGCAGCTTCACAAAACCAAACTGGACAACTAACAACAAAAATATCAAGTACAATAACCGATTTACAAAATGCAATACAAAAAGGTACTTCTGAAGCAATTCAAAGAGTATCTTTATTTGCTAGGAATCAATCACTACAACAAGAGTTAAGTGCTTTAAGAATAGCCGCATCGGCAAAAGAGCAGGCATTAGCAGCAGGAGCAGTTTCAACAGGTCAATTGGCAAGTATATTATTTGATAAGGGAGACCCAACAAAAGCAACCACTCAAAAGATGATTGGTATGGATTATAATGGTGCGGGAGCTCCACCTAATGCATTTGGACCACCTGGTAATGATTATTCAAATACATTCAGAACTTATTTTGAAGTAATTGCATCTTCTGGTTTAACTGGAAAAAAAGAAGTAACTGTTGATATTAAATTCTCAGGAGCTTTTAATCAATCTATTTGGGATTTTGGATTTGCATTGCCTGTTAAAATAAAAGCAGGTGATACTAAACGATTTGATTTAAAAGTACCATCCGCATACTTTAAAGGATTTAAAGGTGGAAAAAATAAAAGAAAACCAGCACAATATGATTTTACATTTAGTATAATAGTATCAGATGGAACTAAAACTGAAAATAAAGATTTTACTGTACATATATACAAATATTAATAGATTACAATTATGGCAATAAAAACATTCAAAGAAATATTAGATAATAAAGGATATCGTATTAATTCAAATGATAGAAAAGTATTTGAAAATGGAGATATTCAGTCATTTTTTGGATTGGGTCAAAATGATTGTATTGAATTTATTATATATGATATAAATGATAATCAACTTCCACAAAAAGATGGTAATTTGGTTAGATATATACCATTAACAACTGATAATATTAAAGATTATTTTTTAATAGCAGAAGGTACTATATTTCAAAAGTATCAATTGCCAAATGAATATTTTATAGATGTTGAAAGACTTTTAAGAGAAGGTGGATATAATAATGGTAATTTTAAAACACAAATAACTCTTATTAATAAAAGAGTTGGTAGTGAATTAAATAATGATAAACTTTGGATATCTGAAATATCACCATCTAGAACTGAAGTTAGACTATTTCCTATAAGAGATGCAAATAATATAAATAAAGATTTGGAAGATAGATTTTCTTTATTTACGAAAGGTGGTGAGTTTAGAGATGATACTATAAATTCTTCTTTTAATTTTGTAGAAGCAATTACACCAACTACAATAAGTTCATTTATGAAAAGAAAGTATTCTGAAAAGTGGT